CCAAACCTAGCTTTTACGTTGTCGTTAAAGTCAACACCGTTACTACCACCAACTGCTGGAGGTATAGACACGGCGTTCGTAGAAGCTGCTGTAATACGTCCCTGAGCGTCTACAGTAATCGCTGGGATAGCTGAGGCTGTACCGTAGCTACCAGCTGTTACAGACGTGTCAGCGAGCTTTGCAGCAGTCACTGCGTCGTCCGCAATCTTTGCTGTTTCTACTGCACCAGATGCAATCTTAGCAGCTGTAACTGTACCATCGCTTGGTGTGCCAATACTTACTGACGCTCCGATCGTGATGATGAAAAAATCAGCACCGCTAGCAGGGGCGGCAGAAAATATAATATCAGCACCAGAAATTGCGAAGCCCTCGCTTGGCTGGCTGGATCCACTGTTAGGTTTCTGAATGACTCCATTGATGCTAACAAGGTGTTGCTGTGCAAACTGACCGGGGTTACTAAGAGTAAACCTGTAAGCTGATCCATTAAATGTTGCACTTCCTCCTCCTGTGCTAGATGAACTAGATAATGTATTTATAAAAAAGTTACCTACTGACTGTGTTTCTTCAAACGCAGAAGTTGCTGTATTATAGACGAGTAATTTATTTGTAGCAGTATTATAGAATAAATCACCAGCGTCGTTATTACTTGTAGGGTTCGACGAACCAACTCTATATCTTTCGTTGAAATCATTTATGTCTCCACTAAGATTTACTAGATCGTCTTCTGCAAGTGTAGCTTTGTGATAGTTGTATATTTGACCTGAGCCAGTTGATGTTACGATAAAACGTATACCATTAGCTATAGTAGAACTATGAAAGTTAGAAGGTATGTTGTTTATTGTAACAGTAGAGCCACCTACAGTTCTACCTGTTGTGCTTGTACCACTACCATTTACAACTATACCGCCTGCGTCTGATATACTAACAGTAGCACCAGACTGCCCTTGTGTGTTAGGAAACTGTGTTTCATTTGCTATAGCTGTAAAACCACCAAATGTAGAGAGCTGTCCAGCCACATAGTCAACAATAGCACCAGAAGTTGGTAGCTTAGTATCATCGTCTGTAACTGTGGTTTGTTTTAGATCACTAGCTAGTTTTGCAAGTGTTACATTGCTGTCAGCTATCTTGACTGTTGTTACGTTTGCATCTGTAATCTTAGATGTTGTAACAGAGTTAGATGCGAGTTTTGCATCTGTAACGTTTGTGTTAGCAAGCTTTGCTGTGGTAACTTGACTGTCTGCTATATGAGCAGTATCAATAGAACCATCAACATAGTGCTCTGAATTAATAGAGTCATCGGCTATTTTTGCTCCTGTAACTGCGTCTGCTGCGATGTCAGCTGTAGCAACTGTAAGATCTGTAATGTTAGCACTAGCAACTGTTATGTCTGTAGGTAATGCACCACTACCTAGCTTTGCCATTGTTACAGCATTGTCAGCTATCTTTGCTGTTGTAACTGAGTCACTAGCTAGATTAGCTGCTACTATAGTACCATCGGCAATCTTAGCAGCTGTTACGGCATCGTCTTTTATATTGCTTGTTTGTACTGTTTGGTTTTGTTCTTCTTGTGCAGCAAACAGTAACTGCTCATGGTTGGCGTTAAGGTCAGCTGCCTTGACTGATGACCCTGCCGTATAGGTAGCCTTTGCACTATCTACATCTGTATCACGAAAGATACGTATAGACTGTGAGCTAGATGGTATATTGCCTGATGTAAAGACTACATTACCACCACCTGTAGTCGTGTAGCTTGTTATATTGTAGTGTGTACTGGTTGTTTTTACAACACCATCTACAGACACTTTTACATCTGACTCTTGTATAGAAGGGAAAGAAAACGCTTTTGTCGCATTTCCATCCCCAGTATAATCTACGAATGTTGTTGCCATTTATTTGTATATGTTGAGGATGTCATTTGACTGTACCTTTTTAAGATACTTTTGACGTTTTGCTTCTTTTTGTTCAGCAATAACTTCAGCCACCTCTGGCATTTCCATTATTGATGCCCAAGCTTTACGTCTTGCTTCTTGAAATATTTGATCTATTTTACCATTGTGCCAGTAGTTACGAGCATCATATTGAGCTCTCTTACCGTCACGTATATCTTTACGCATCATTGCGAGTGATGCTATAGCTTTAGGATCTTTTGCTAGTTTGTTTAGTTCTAGCTCAATATTCTGATCTCCTATAGCTTTTTGAAACAATGACCTGATACGTGGTGTGTCAGTCAAGTTAGTGCTGTCAGGAGCATAGTATGTAGAAAGTCGTAAATCATAACCACTGTTAAATAAGAACGATCTACCTTCGCTTTGCTCTAGTGTCAAAGTAACAGGACTAAACATGTTAAATGCTCTAGTCAAAAAGTCCCAGTTGTTTATAGGCTTACCATTTAGCATATCATACTTGATAGGAAGCTGCTCACTTGTTAGAGTTTCACTAATTAGGTTTCTGTTTCTTAGTGACTGATCTATACCAGACCCAATCTCACGCATGTATGGTACAAATAATTTACCCATTTCATTACGTAGACCAGCTAGTGGTACAGAGTTATTGACTAAACCAGCTATGATTCTATCAAACTGTCCCGGTCTACCAGCAAACAAGTCAACAAATGACTGTATACCAGCAAGATAAGACTTACTTGTAATTGCTTGTGCAACCACCAGTGATATCTTTTGTAGCTCTCTTTCTGTCCACTCTTCACCCATAAGTAAACTTGCGTCACCTACGTCAGCGATTGTAGACATAATTAAGTTGAAAGGTTCAAAGGTATCATAACCTACACGTACAGCTCCAAGCTTTATAGTTCTTGGTTCATACTTAGAGTCTAACCATAGCTGTCTCTTTTGTCTGTCAACTGGCCCGTTACCTGTAAGATCTCCACGCATCCATGCCATTGATGCCATAAATACAAGAGCAGATCCCATTGCCAATCGGCCTGTTTGTAGTGCCTTTGCGTTAGCTAGTTCGACTGCGTTTGTAATACCATAGCGTTCTACATTTTTTAGATTACTAGGTGTAGCAAATGCTATGTCGTTGAACTCTTTGACTAAGAAGTTAAAACCGGGTGTATGCTTTGCGGTAAGTGCAAGACCATTGACACCAGTTCTAGCAAATAGAAAGAATGGTTTTGCCCAAGGGTTAGCACTAAATACATCGTTAAGACCTTTTGCAAAACCTGTAAGCTCCTGTGTAAGTGTAACTTCTTTACGTGCAAATTTTGTAGCTTCGTCTATAATATTACCTTGTGAGTCAAATACCTGTGCATAGAAGTCATCTTCATAAGCTTTTAGTACTTCTCGATTTATTTCTGGTAACTTGATGCCATCAGCAGCTTGTAAGTCAAGAACATTACGCAAAGCTTTTTCACGCATTTTAGCACGACCTATGATGTATGCAAATGCATCGTCAGTTGCGGCCATGATCTTAGTAGAGTATGTAAGCAAGTTACTGTTGTTCATAGACCTAGCCATGTTTGCTACTGCAAATGCTGCACGATCTCCAAAATCAGCTCTACCACTGTCTTCTGCCCATCTACGTATAAGCTCCCAGTTTTCGTCACCACGAGTAAACTCAGAGTAACGTGTCTTAATAGTTGCTATATCCCCTTTCCAGTATGAGTTTAGTTTTTCTCTAAACAATGTAAAGGACTCAGGTATAGCTTCTATCATAGCGTTCATAGATGCCAACCCTGCACGCACTGTAGCACTGTCACCTTTGAATGGGTAACGCATAGCAGCTCCTAATGTAGTAGCCATGGGGCGTAAAAATGTTGCAACCGATGTACCAGTAATCGCTCGCAATGGTGTTTTAGGGCCAGATAGAACACTATGAGTAAGTACACCTTCTAGCTCACGTATCATTACACCTGTACGATCTGCACCTTTTGGATCTAGTTGTCCACCTTTTATTATCTTTCTAGCAAAGTTGTCAAAGTCGTCAAGTGTATTGACATCTTTCATCATAGAAAAAGCTTCAAACAAAGCATTGAGTAGATCATCATTCTTATCATCCTTAGCTATTTTTAGCACTGACATGATAGATTCTTTTGCATCTGCTACGTCAGCCTTGACTGCATCTTCTATATTCTTAGTTCTGTTTTTACCAGCACCTAAAGCTCTAAATGAGTCAGACTTTACAAATCTAGCTTTCTTTGTATGGTACAATGCAGTTAGCATAGTATCTACAATCTGTTTAGCTGGGCCGTCTATATCATCTAGTGATACTAAGTCTGCGATTTCTCTACCAGCTATACCAGTATCTCGTAGTTGCTTGAGTAATGAACCTACAACAAGATCAGTTACAACAACATTCTTAGATGTAAACACTTCGACACCATCTACAATATCTTTGTTTGCTTCTAGTAGCTCTTTGAGATATTCGTTAGATGATAACTCTGCTGCGTTTCTACCCTGTGTTATAGCTTGATGTCCGTCTACAGCTTCTTTAAATGTCTGAGCTAACTTAACTCTGTCACCTTTTGCTGCCTTGAGTTCTTTTGCAAACCTTTCGCTACTCATCAAACCTTTGAGTACACGCTCTACCTGTTTGACATCTGTGTCACCCTTGAGAGCTATACGCTCACGTTCTACAGGTGTAGTTACAGAACCAGTAGCTCCTTCTTCAGATCCCCATTCTTTACGTGTGCGAGATAGTTGCTGACGTGCTACGTCTGGATCTACCTCTGATGGATGAGCACCTTGATAAGGTTGAGATACAGGTGCATTTTTATCTGCACGGAACTGTATTTCGCCTTCGCGTATCTGTGCAACAGCAGCTTCTGTGCTTTGCTTAGACACACTGGCATTTCTATCTTGTATTTGTTTTACAACTTTACTAGACCCTTTACCTATAGCATAGGTCATGCCATCAAAAAATAGCCCTATACCCATACCTTCTACAATATTTTTTATCTTCATTACAACAGGATGGTCTGTATCTCTGGTAGATAATGGTGTATCAAACCAGCCATATCTATCACGTACAGCACCAAGAGCGTTCTGACCATCAGACTCCTTAGAGATAAGATCAGACACAGCTCCGATACCAGCAGCTCTGATAAAACTGTTTGCACCTAATAGCTTTGCAGCACCAGCACTTATACCACCACCTATACCAGCAGCAGCTAATGCTTTGGCAGATAACACAGTACCAGCAGCTAACGAACCAAAGTGTACAAGTCCACGTAGCTGCCTGCCCCACCATGTCTTTGTTTCGATAGGATTATCATAGTTTACAAATGGATCCCAGTCAGGTTTGTAGTAACCTTGTTCTTGAATCTCTTTTTGCATTGTGCCGTCCAATGCTTCTTTTGTTCTTTCGGCAAAGGTGGTTACAGAGGATGCAGTATCCTGTAAACCACCTGATACGATAGATTGCCCTTCTTTGACTAATGCTTTGAAGCCCCACTTTTCTGCATTACGTGGGTCATCTTGTTCAGCAACAGCTTGCTCTTTTTCTTCTTGCTCTTGTTTGGCAACCTGAGCCTTAGCTTCTTCGTCTTGTTCAATTGTATCAGCTAGTTGATTGACCTGATCGGCCATATAATCAAAAGCCGCGGAATCTATCTCAAGTTTTACACTTGGATCTTCACTCATAATTATACCTTAGTATTAAATATTCAACTTTAACATTGCATTTATTGCTTCAGTTGATAGTGTGTTTGGATGTAAGAAGGGTGCTTCTTTCAACTCTGGTACAGCTTCAAATAACTTATTATTATCTTCTGTTGACAGAGTTGTTTTTTTATATTGTGTTTGTCCGATACCAGTTATTGGGTGTTGATTCTGTATATTCATCTCTAACCGTTGTATAAATGCTTCAGCACTTTTTTCCATATCAGTAAAACTGGTTGAATTTATCATCCAATCTACATTATTACCTTTGTATGCAACATCTAATGTTTTAGTAGCATTAGGTTTGTTAAGAAGTTTATTCTGATCCTCAACATTATCTAGCTCTTTACGTTCTGGTAACTCTATAATTTTACCATCTTTCATACGTCCAGTCTTTCTAAGTCTAGTTTCAAAAATTTCTTCGGGTGTTAAATATGATCCATCTGTTCTTTTTATATCTGTAAAACGTAGATAATAATTAGGATATCTAGTCTGACCTTTTGTTCTTACATACTCAGCTGCAATATCTAAGTGAGGTGTTTCTCCGGCCCAGTCTGCTGTACTATAAATTAAGCTTGGATCCTTTTGTATAGCAGTTAGTGTAGCATCTAAATCTTTTACAACCTGTGGATCAATCGGTGTTACCTTTCTATTATCAAAGATACCTTTTTTCATTTTAATTATAGCTTCATCTATAGCATTATCCATAGCAGTAGCTCTTGGTGTACCACCTATAACTAACTCTCTAAATCTTTCAGTAACATACTTTTTAGCAGCATCTCGTGCAAAAATATATTTAGGAAATTTAGCTTGGTTAAGATCTTTAAGTTGTTTACCTTCTTTAACAATTGCAACGGCTATTTCTTCCATACTTTCTGCTTCGTCTTCTGTAAATGCACCAAGTTCTGGTGTGTTTACATACTTAGACTGCGCATCACGTATGTCAGGATCTGCTATCTTGTCTATCATACTTTGAGTTATAGGAAGATTATTACGTCTTCTACTTCTGATTTCAACGACAATAGCTTCATCAGAAAACTCTCTAGAATTTAGAAGGCTTTTCATAAACTCAGGTAAAACTTCATCATTAGTAATGTTAAATCGTTTTCTAAAATCAAGGACATACGTATCAACCTCATCTGCTATCTGTCTTGGGTCTGTTATCTTAGCAATCTTAGCTTCAAACTCAACGTGGTTTGTTTGTTCCCACTTGGCAATTTCTAATTCGGTTGTTTCGTCGTCTCTTTCTTTAGCGTCTGAATTGTACTTACTTGCAGCCCCTGCTAGTCTATCGTATAGTCTTTGTGCTCCTTTGGGTGCTCGTTTGTCATTCATCTTCATTCTCCCACCGGGAAAATCAAACTCTTGATCTAACAAAACATATATATCACCAACATCTACACCACTACCAACATCATCTAGCATAGGCTCGACTATATCACCAAACCCATCAAAAGCTAATTGACTAGCTGATGAAGCGTCTAAACCTCTTGCTTCTAGTTGAGCTTTTTTGCTAGTAATCCAACCTTCTTTGCCCAAGACATCATTAGCTAAAGTAGCCTTGTTCTGAAACATAGAGCTAACTTCATCATTGTCTCTTATAGCTTGAGCTTGATCTAGTAAAGCTTGCCTACCTTCTTTCCATTCATTATATAACTTTTGTCTCTGTTTATAGACTTCTGGTGCTACATATTTTAAAATTTCTCCATCTGTAGCATCCCTTAAACCTTGAGCACGTCTTGCACGAATCTGATTTTGAAAAATTACACCAGTATAAAAATCAAAAAGTTCATTAAACTCATCTGTAGTAGCAGCATCTTTTAATACTCTTTTGTCAATAGCTGTAAATCCATCATATTTTGATGCACTTTGAAAATAACTACCAAGATTCTTGTCAAACTCTTTGAGATTATTTCGAGAGTTTAGACCCTCCTGATACGTAAAACTACCCTGACCAAAGATAGCACTAGCATCACTAGCTATCTCTCTTTCTTCTCTAGTCTTTGTAGGGTCTGTTGCATCTTTCTTAGCGTCTTCTCCAAACTCTTGTTCTTTTTTTCTTGTGCTTTTTTCAGCTGCTTCTAGCTCATTTTGTTCTATAAGAAGTTCGTCATCTAAATCAGACTTTGCACCTTTGTATCTTTTAAGAGTTGGTGTATATCTGTTTCTATCATCGTTAGCGTCCCGTACTTGTTGTAGTACTGGCCCAACTGATTGAGCAAAGTCAGCAATCTCACCTAGAAGCTTGAGTGGTCTTTCAGCTCTTTGTTTTTCGAGTTCTGCCATTTGGTTGAAGAACTCTTGTGTATCTGAAATCTGAGCGTTCTGCTCCTTTATCATTGCATCTGTTAAGTCAGCTCCAGTTGCAAGATAGTTAGTGGAACCCATAGCATATGGATCCCGTTGTCTAAATGATGATGTCATGATCCTTTAAATCCTGAGTAAATACCTGCGATTGAACTAGCAATACTCAACGCACCACTAAGTCTATCAGTAGGAGGCATCATGACAGGTGCACCGTAAGCAGCTGGTACTCCTAGACTTTCTCTAGCTCTAGCATTGGCAGCTAAGAATCGACGTTGATTGATTGTCTGCATTGAAGCCAGATCACGACCAAACGCATTATCTATAGCTCTTTGTATTTGTGCTTCTTGTTGAAGTAATGATTGGTATTGGGCTCGACCATACTTTCTTGACCTACCACCCTCGTTTACTTTTTTAGTTCTAAAATACTTGGCAACAGCGTTCTGCCTCATGGCTCTGCCTTTACCCTGTATTAAATTAGCTCTAGTCCTCGCATCAGCCTGAGATCGACTGTATCCGATAATATTTCTATCTAGAGTTCTTGCGAATGTAGTTTCTTTGTTGAAAAACTGTAATCTTTTTTGTTCAAATACAGCATCTTTTTCAAGTTTTCTTTGTTTAGCAGCAGCTCTAGCCCCTGCATTAGCGTCTACGCACACGGCAAAATTCAATAAATGTTACATTGTTTGGCCCATGTTCTAACTTACGTAAAAACTTGAAGCCAAGAAACTTAAGCAATCTAAGATGTGCTGTGTTTCTCATATCGACTATATTCCAAAGGAGCGGCTCAGTACGGCTATCGACATACCGCTTGGCCTCTCTTGCAAATGTAATCGGGTATCGGTGAATCTCTGGAGTGCAAAGCATCCATATGTCACCTTCTTTTCCTACTCCGGCCATGCCAGCAGTCTTGCCGTCAGGCACTGTAAAATACACGTAGGAGGGATTTTGAGACATGATAAGAGGCAAGAACCTATGATCTATCCCATGCCCTTCTTCGACCTCTCTGAGGTCATCTGAGCGGAGATTAGAGGCCACTTCTGTAGCAGCCTCCAAAGTGATTGGGTGTATATAATTAGACACGTTGATAAAATCTGGGTGAATAGTCACCTTCCCAAGACAACGCATGTAGCGTAGCTGGGGCTGGGTGAGATGATCGTAGTATTACATCTACGTTTGTGTTCTTTTCGTAGATTGGGACAGTCTTGATAAACTCTTCGAGATATGGTGCATCAGATGCGTCGTACTCGTCAAGCTCTGTTGATTCATATACTTCTGTGTAGTCGTTTTTACCGACTCGTTTGAGTGTTGTTTCATAAAGTCCTATCTTACCAAAATGTAATTTAATTCTGTGTACCACTAACGAAGAGTTTACATCAGCTGTAGTTTTTTCGCCTGCCATTTTCATAGGATAAAATGTAGGGAATTGAACTTCATAGGGGTATATGTAACCTATAGTAAGTGTAGCACTAGACCAGTTACCCGGTAAGGTAAAGCTTGTGCCACTGATTGTAGGTTTTGCGTATCTACCAACTCGTGTTGAGTTAGTATTTGTGTCAATCACAACTAAATCGTGGTTAGGTGAGCTAACTGTATTCAACCAGCTGACACCAGAAAAGGTTGTCAGATTCGTAGTTGAGTTAAAGCTGCCGCCGCTAACAGTAGTGTGATTATCCACATGTAATAAGAAGTCGACATTATCTTGTACTATGCTAGGGTCTTCAGTTGTTTGTACTAATCTTATCTTCTGCAAATAATAATCTGCATCTAGATAGTAGTATTCATCATCTATAATAAAATGATATAATATTGGTCTATTTAACTTCCATTTAAACCATGCTGCTTGCTGTCTCTTATCACCAACATTTAGATACTTATAACCGTATATTAAGCTGTCAGTTGAACTTGACTTAGCAAACAGAATGATGCTATTTTCTCTTGAGTTAGTAAGTAAGTCTATATCTTTAGGTAGCGTTGTTGGTACAATCTTACTGACCTCAACTACACTTGGCTGACCTTCTCGACTGATGTTCGCCATTTCGTTGAAACGACTAAACTTACCAGAGTTGTCAACATATCCTATAGTTGTACCTAATGAGATAGGTGCGATATCCTTGTTGTAATTGAATGTAGATATACTACGTAACTTAGCAGTATCAGGGTTTAGAACTGTATCATCTGATGCAAGTAAGAATTGTTGGTTTGTGCTAAATACTACCAAACCAGCATTGATTGCTATACCATCAAATAACTCTGACGGAAATGTAGATGCAGAAGATATATCAATAGGATCAGATGCTGATACAGTCAGTGCTGACTCAGCAAAAAAGTCTGGTTCAGCTATTGAGCCGGGTCTAGCTGTTACAACGTTTGACCCTGATAGAAATGATAATCTATTACGGAAGAATAGTACTTTGTTTATTCGTTTACCTACAAATGAAGGTAAGGGGTTTGTCAGTTCATCGCCTATCAATCTATCAGCATAAGTAAACTGCTTGATTGTAAACGTAGCTACCTCACTAGATGTACCTTGGTTAGCTAGTGCTGTTCTCTGAATAACCAAAGGCATATTAGTAAGAGTCTTTGGTATACCGGGTTTGGCACACTCAGACCAAGAGCCTGACCCGTCCGTATTATTTTCTCCATCAAATCTTACATAGTAGTCATCTTCGTCTGCCATACGAGAGTTAGATACTTTGACTATATAACCATGCTTGCATTGATTAGGTAATCTTGTCACATCATTTACAGAACTCTGCATGACTCTCATCAAGTCATCTTCTACTACCTCTACATTAAAGGCACTAGAGCTAGATAAATACATTCCTGTGCCTATAATTGTACCAGTAATACCTGATGGTAGTTCTGATAAGATACCACCAAGAACAGTATCGGCAGTAACAGCTGTATCAGAATCAAAAGGTGTTGGTTCTGGCCTGATAAGTTTTAGATTAGCTTTTACTTGAGTGCTCTCATGGTCTTCTACTCTTATAGTATAGTTAAAACCTTCCATAGTTACAGTAGTTGTATCACCTGTAACCCATCCTTCTCCGCCATGTAGTAAAGTAATATCTGGTTGATATGTACATCTATAATTACTACCACCCGGCCCATTAGAGTTAGCACTGTAATTAGGACTGACACTTTGTTGACCTAGTGTAGTAATTCTAAATATAAGATTCTTTTTACTACCAGAATCAATACTAAATACTTCAGTACCGATACCGGGACAATGCCCTGTACCATCACTTTCATCGAGTGTATGGCTTTGTATTCTTACCCGTGTTGCACGATTTAGTGTAGTTGTAGTAGAATTGTTATATAAATTTACACCAAATTGCCTACCATTTTCAGTTCTAGTAAGTTCTAGAAATGCGAAGTGAGCATCTGGTGTAGCATCTGTAGTTCCCGTTGTCCCAACGAGAGTGTTAGCATTAGAAGTATCACGACTAGAAACAAAAGTTGTATCATTAATTGTGAGAAACTGGAGGTTTTCTGGGTCACTTGTTGCTAGATAGTTTTGTATTGCTGTTTGCCCACCTGTACCATACACAACAGTTTGTGCTGCACCGGGGTTGTCACCGTCAGCTTTCCATACTCTGAGCTGACCGTCAGCAGCTATCTGGCCTATGTAAGAACCTTCGTCATCGTCACGATAGTAATGAAAGTACGCACCACCACTCTGAACATTAGCTAAAGCATCAGTTCCTACTCTTGCTGCACCCGGTCTTTTAAATAGACCTTTGGTTACATCTGGTATTGCGTTAATAGATTCTACTACCTGACCCGGAAATTTTAGGTTGTCAGGCTGTTCTGATATGCCTGCTGAATATTGTGGAATGGTTTGTGTTACGCCTGCCATTATCGTCTAAGGTTTCTGAATGGTTGATATGTTTGATATGCAGTGCCTTCTGGGAATCCCATCATGCTGTGGTCAGCTTGATTGCACTCATACTCTTGTAGTGCAGCTCTTGCTTGCTGCTCCTGTGTTGCTAGTAATCTTACTAAACCGGGGTTTGCAACGAGTTGTGTAGCTGCAATTCTAGATGCTCTGTATATTATGTATCTTCTAAATACAATAGGTAAGTCTTCAAATACGTATAATCTAACAACATCAAGATCTATGTCACCATCAAACTCATCTGTGTGAGTAGACTTGTCATACAAAAATCCATTACGACGTACGAGGTCACTAGATCTACGAGCTTGGTTGTCGTGTAAGTCCATAGAAAGTATATCATTACCTATCGTAATCTTTTTAGTAACAGAGTCAGGTGTAAACTTTACATGATATTCTGTGTTGAAATGCCAGCCTTCTGACTGTGTATCAACGTTTGCATCACGTAGTAAGTTAAATATAAATGCCACCTCTGGGTTGTCAAAGTTTAGAGTAGTCAAAGGTGCTTGTCCGATAGCTCCCAGTATAGAGTTCACTGCGGATAGTTCGGTATCGGTGTCAATAGTTGTGGTAGCCA